ATGCCGCGTTGCCGCCCAAGTGTTTGCAAAGGTGCTCCCGGCAGTTTTTGAACTCGTCGCCGATCAGCCCGATGCGGTTGAGGTAGGTGCGCATGGCGAATTTTTCGTTTTCAACCTGCGGCTTTTTGCTGGAAGCGCATTTTTGCGTCAGCGCCTGATGGTTCAGGGCCAGGGCGAGCACTATGTAGCTCCGGATTTTCCCGGCGTGGAGCTCGCTGTTGAAGCCGCGAAGCTCAATCGTCCCGTTGCCGTTGAAAAAGCTGTGCAGGTTGAGAAAATGGTACCTGCTGTTGTGGTAATGGGTGCTCCGGCTTTCGCTGTAACCCTCGTACCAGATGCTCTCGATAGTTGCCATGGTCTTGGGCTTGCGGCGGTTTATCTTCTCCACCAGCGCCGCGTCCATCTTCTTGCAGAAACGTATCCTTTCCGGCTCAATCTGCAGCGCCTTGTAGAGCAGGTCGTTCTTGCTGGCGATGATGTTGATAAAATTGCGGATGCTTCGCGGCGTGTGGTTCGCGCTGTCAAGATGGACATGAATACCCGCACTGCCGTTGCTGAAGCCGCCCGCCTTGCGGAGCCTCCTGATCAGCTCCTGCAGGGTTTCAATGTCCTCGCGGTAGGTGAGTATCGGGCTTACCAGCTCCACGCTGTATTCCCGGCCCGCCTCCACAATCCGACCGCGCTCCTTTTTCTGTGTCCGGATGCTACCGTCGCTCATGAATTTCCAGACCCGTCTGTCCGGCGCGATAACCTTTTGGGTGTTGTAATAATCGTTTCCGCTTTCGACCCTTCCGCCCAAAAACTCCGCGGCGGCCTTTGCCGCCTGCGCCCTTGTAATCCCTGTGAATTCAACCTCGATTCCGAATCTCGTTTCAAGCATTGTGCTTTTCTCCTCGCTTTCTCTGTGTTTTCTGCCCTTCGGCAGTGTACATTAGGCCATTGAAAACACAGGATAGCAAGGCAATTCTGCATGAGTTTCCGCTGGATTTTGGACAATCTTTCACGTCTTAATTTGTGTACATTTACAGCTTCCTGAACATGTCCACGCCATAAGCCGCGCCAAGGGAAGAACCGCAGTCCCACTTTATATGTATGGTTCCGATATCATCCACAAAGGAAACAGTGCCTTGATCTCCCGGCTTTAGCGTGGCGTACGGATCATCCATGCGGATAAGCTCGACGCGTGTTCCCGGCGGATATTCCGCTCTCAGCCTATGAACAGTTTCTTTTGAAGGAAAGCCTCTAACACTCACCTTTCATCCTCTCCTCCCGGACAATATGCGGCGTACTTCGGATAATCCATGCCATCGGGCATCACCAGCACTCCGTCCGGCTGCCCGCGCTGCCGTACAAGCAGGCAGCGCCATACGCCGTCTTCGTCAATGCGGCAAAGCAGCTTGTTTTCCTCGATAAACCAGCGGTCAACGCAGAGATCGGCAATGAAATTCTCATAGTCAATCTTAGAAAGCTCAATGGTTTTCACAACCACAAAAGGTTTCCTTTGCTCGTACAGGTGAGGCGTCTGCAAATTCTCTATTCTGAACGGATGCCTGACAAAGAAGGCAGTGTTATGAAGTTTATTCATTTTCATCCACCGCCCTTGAACTATTCCGCCTTGCTTCGCCGTTCCTGAAAGCCCCGTTGCCGGACAGCCTTGCAAGCAGCACTTTGCGTTCGGTTTTAAACTCATCGCCGATAAACCCGAGCCGGAGCAGGAAACAGCGGAAGGCATATTTTTCATTATCCGCCGGTTTTTCCGTACGCAGTACACGCTTCTGTGTCTTCGCATGTTCTGCCATTTGCCTTACCAGCGTGATATACGTCTGAACTTCGTCGGCATTCAATGTTGCGTTCCAGAACGGGAAGGTGATTCTATCATTTTCAGCCGACACGACAATCTCTTGGTCAATCGACAGCGCTTTCTTTATCAGCGTTTCCTTGCTGGCCAGCAGGTTTTTAAGGTTTTCAAGATTTGCCTCGCCAAAGCCGTATAAAGCAAGCGCAATCGTCATGGTTCCCTCCGCGGACAGCCCGGCGATATTCAGCGCGTCGATCACCGGCCGGATGCTTTTGATTTCATCGAGGCCGATTTCCGGCGAATGCACCATGCTGTCCCTGTCTACCGACCAGCTGCCGACAGGATTCCCGCCATCTGCTTCGTAAGCAAAACCCGGCGCTCCGGCATAACGCACCTGGCCTCCAAGGGCTTCAGCAATGACCGCGGCAATGACTTTTCTCTCCTGACCGGCAACCTTCTGTGAAAACCGGAAACTGTCATTCCTCATTCCTTTCACCTCCCTCCGGAAAAGCTGAACTTACTCTGATACTCATAAAAAATCCCACCTTTCTTTTTGGTGGGGTACATTAACGCTCTGTTTTTAGGGAAAAGCAAGGAAATTTTCAAGCAGTCTGTGTTTCTGCGAGCGGAATTTTTTCATTTTTGCGCAATAAGAAAGCCGCATTATCCCCAAACTGAGAAACATAGCGCTTTACAATCACATCGCAGTATTTCGGGTCAAGCTCCATTATGAAGCAAATCCGCCCGGTCTGCTGCGCGGCAATCATTGTTGTGCCGGATCCTCCGAATAAATCAAGCGCCAAATCTCCTGCATGGGAACTGTTGAGCATAGCCTTTGCCACAAGCGAAACAGGCTTCATGGTCGGGTGTTCCTCCGACACTTTCGGGCGGGGAATTTCCCAGACATCCGACTGTTTGCGGTCTTTCAGCGGGCAAAGGCGCGTTCCCTCCAGCCAGCCGTACCAGATCGGCTCATACTGCGTATGATAGTCCTTGCGGGAAAGCACAAGGCTGTCCTTTTTCCATATAATCGTGCTTGACCAGTGATACCCTGCCTCCCGCATGACGTTCATCAAGCTGCCCCATTCCTGCGCGGACATCACCACATAGGTCATGCAGCCAACCTCAGAGACTTCCCGCATACAGTTAAAAGCACGCAACAAAAAAGCGCCGAATTCCTCGGTGCTCATTCTGTCGTTTAGAATTTGCCTCGGCTTCCAGCTTGGATGCCTGGTATCCGAACCGTAATCCACGTTCCAGGGCGGATCGGTGAAAACTAACCGTGCCTTTTTGCCGTCCATCAGCTTTTGCACATCCGATAGCAAGGCACTGTCGCCGCACATCAGACGGTGCTTGCCTAACAACCATATATCGCCTCTCTGTGTAACCGGCGTTTTGATTTCCGCTGCCGCCTTCTCCACATCGAAATTGTCCTCTTTGACATTGGCGGCAGTTTTATCGCGGAACAACTCGTTGATCTCCGCAGCGTCAAAACCGGTAAGAGAGACGTCAAAGCCATCTTCATTTAAATCTTTAAGCAAATCGGTTAAAAGCGGGATATCAAACTCTCCGCTGATTTTATTGAGCGCCACGTTGAGAGCTTTCTCCCGCTGTTCGTCCAAATCAACCACAACACAGTCGATTTCATTGTACCCCAAGGCAGTCAATACCTTATACCGCTGGTGTCCTCCGACGATGTTTCCGGTGCGCTTGTTCCATATAACAGGCTCTACATACCCGAATTCTTCAATGGAGCGGCGAAGCTTTTCATATTCAGCATCGCCCGGCTTTAAGTCCTTGCGCGGGTTATATTTCGCAGCTTTTAATTTTTCTGCAGATATTTTCTGTATCTCCATAAATGCTAACCCTCCAATCCCGGGGCCCCCATGAAGCCTGCTTCATGGGGTAGAAGTCTGACGGCTTTTTCGCCGGTGAAGTCCTCCCATCGCTTAACCGCCAGATCGCAGTATACAGGCGACAGCTCCATCGCATAGCATTTGCGCCCAGTCTGCTCGGCGGCAATAATGGTCGTGCCGCTGCCGGAGAAGGGCTCCAGCACAATGCCGCCTTTGTCGCTGTGCATTTTGATGCAGCGCCATGGAAGCTCTACTGGGAACATGGCAGGATGCTCCTTGTTTGCCCGGACTGTCGTCATCTCCCATATGCCGGCATAGCCCCACTTCTTTCGCTCTTCCTTTGTAAGCCGCTTCACGAACTTATAGCTGTGCCCGGCGAACGCCGAAAGCCACATATACTCCTGATCGTTGTATTCCTCAGCCTCGCCGTTATTGCTGAAAGCTGAAATATATTCATACTGCTGAACCGGCTTATTGGAAACGAGGTGATATGGGCCTACGCCGAAGTTTTGTCCTTGCTTCTTCCAGATGCGGATCCATATGGGGCGGTAGCCATTGTCCAAAAACATATTCACGCTGTATACGCTGGTAGGCTCAATAAACTGTGAGCCGGTAGCATAGAGATCACCTAAGTTCCAGCAAACAATATCCGCATGCCTGCACAGGTTTTTGATCACCGGGCGGACTGTTTCAAACCACGGCTCGATCCCGGCCTTCTCATACTCTTTGCCTACCCCGTAAGGCGGGGAGGTAACCGCCATCTGCGCATGACCCCCGTCCATGAGTTTTGCGAAGTCGTCCTCGCTGCCGGAGTCGCCGCACATCAGGCGGTGGTTCCCAAGCAGCCAGATATCACCCCGCTTCGTCACCGGCTCGCGCTGCATGATTTCCTCGTGCGCCTTGTCTATGTCAAAGCTGTCCTGCACCGCTTCATTGGAGTACCAGCGGTTAAGCAGTTCGTCAATTTCAGAAGCGTCAAAACCGGTAAGGGACACATCAAACGCGCCTGCGTCCAGCTCGGCCATCAGCTCCGCCAGCTTGTTTTCGTCCCACTCGCCCTGAATCTTGTTTAAGGCAAGGTTGAGCGCTTTTTCCCTCTGCGGGTCAAGCTCCACAACGACGCAGTCTATCTCGGTCTGCCCCAAATCCAACAGCACCTTCAAGCGCTGGTGGCCGCCTACCACATTGCCGGTCTGCTTATTCCAGATAACCGGCTCTACATACCCAAACTCCTCTATCGAGCGTTTGAGTTTTTCATATTCCTTATCGCCGGGCTTTAAGTCCTTGCGGGGATTATATGCCGCGGGATTTAAAAGCCCGGCTCTGATTTTCTGTATGTTCAAATCAACCACCTCTTCTTGCAGTAAGCAGCCGCTCCATAGCGTCGTCGTGGGGCGTCGCTCCTTTGTATTCGCCGGCACAGTTTTCGCGCACAACCTGATAAATCTGATACCACAGGTTGTTGGCCTGCTTCATGAAGCTTTGGCTCATGGCCACATAAGGCGAAGGAATGGCGTTGCCGGTGGTCGGATGCTTGGCAAGAAAACCGAACTCGGTGATGCATTCCTCGCACTGGATCCACCGCGCCACGCTCTGGGCGTATTGCTCGATTAGCTGCGCGGGGATAAGATGCTCGCACCGGCGTTCCTTAAGCCAC